CGCACATACACGAGTCCACGTCGCTTGAACCGCAAATTCCGTTGCCGTACCTGACGGGCTTGATTGCACCCCTAAGCCCCAGGTCGCCGATACACCGTTTGAGTCCCACGAGATATAAAAGCGTTGGTTCGTCCCAAGTGGCGCACCGAGGAGGCCGTGATTTGCGAGTAACGCCGTGGCGGTAGGAAGCACCCCGACGCACATCGTAAGACTTTGCGTCGAAGGATTGACCCCGCTTCCGTACCCAGTGGCGACGTATTGGCTTGCGTTCTCTGTGAAGAGGACACCGTTCCCCAATTTCCCGAGGGTCCACGCGGGGTCATTAGTGAGGGTGCCAGGTTGATCCGCCCCCTCTTCGTCAGCAACGGACGTTCCGGTGCCTTCGTCGAACTTGTAGTACACATGCAAACCACCACTCGGAGGCGTCCCACCGCTTCCTGTACACGTCGCCGTGACGCTTTGCCCGCTGAAGGCAAGGAGGGATTGATTGAGGGAGTTTCCGAGGAGACTTGAATCGGTGACGTTCCCGGGGGTGTACGAGACAGTCCACGTTTGCCCGACCGCACAATTTCCCGTTCCCCCAATACCTGAGAGCGTAAGTTGGATGACGCTATCGCTCCGTCTCGACGCCGACGCCACAACGGGCGTTCCGCAATCACTCCCCGAACACCCCACCGTAAACCCAGTAATTCCCGACGCGGGAAGGAGGGGGGTGTTAAGGCTCATTCCTAACGTGACTTCCATTACATTCGCGTCAATGGAGGCGGTCGAGAGGGGAATACTTTCAAACGCGCCAATGTCGGGGGCACTCCCGTTGTGGTTGTAGCCTGAGAGGGCGGTTCCCGTATTGAGACAGGACGAACCCGCTTTTTGCGTAAAGTCTGTTGTAGAAACCGTACACGAGGTAACGGCGGTAATTGTGACCTTACTCGACCCGCACGACTCACTACTCGTACACGCGTTAAAGCTGTTCGTCGTACCGGACGCACTGGCCTCGACAAGAATCTCAGTACTTCCGTTTGCAATCACAAGGTTATTCTGAACGGTCATATTTTGACCGGCCCCGAATAACCCGACGTAAATTCCTACGCCGCTATTATTATAGACAGTGTTATGGGCAATGAGGCCTGCGTTACACCCCGTCCCCCCTTCGGGGTAGCCGCACTTAATGGCGTTAAGCGTATTCCCGATAAAGAGATTGTGAACGATTACGTCCCCGGTGCCGTCAAGCGTAATCCCGTCAGCGTTATTGACGAACCTGTTGTATCGGATCGTACAGTTGTTCGCTTGATCCGCCCCGAGACTCACGTAACATTGGATGGCGTTCCCGCCCTTGTTATCGTGAAAATAATTGTACTCGTACACGGAGTTGTCGCCTTTTGCGTAAATGCCGTGATATTGGTTCGTGGTGGTCTGTCCGTTTCTGTCAATCTCGTTATATTGAACAGTGGTAAACGGACAGATATGATTGATCCCGTCTCGGGTGTAATTCGTGATCCGCGTTCGCTTAATGGTAAGATGGTGACAGGCGGACGTATTCGCGGTTCCGATACCCGTCTCAACAAGTTGTTGCCCGTCAAGCGTGAGGTCTCGAATTTCTAAGTAGGCGACGGCAAACGCCCCAATGTAAATACCCTGCCGACTAATCGTCGTCGCGCTGACCCCGTCCCCTTCAATAACAATCGGGTTGCCCGCGACACCCGCTTTTGCCGCGGGGATATTGAATTGTGCGCCGGTCAGATTTCCCGTGACGTGGACAATATCCCCCGCCGCGGAGAGACAGGACCACGCGGACGAAATGGTTGCTTTATACGTTCCGGGGTCAGTGTCACCGTCCACGGACGCGCACGCGTTGGCGTCACTTCCGCCCGACTTTACCCAATACTTCGTGGCGTAGGCGGGGAGGGTACAAAACGCAGTTGTAGCGAGGAACGCAAGCGAAAGAACAAAGGTCCGCATTATGTCCTTATGGGAGGATGATAGGAGAAACGGGGCGGAGGGTAATCGCGTTAAGGGGGATTACGACGTGCCAGAAGGTTCGAGAAGTCGCCGTCCAGGTGTAGTTCATTGGTGAGATAGTGGCCGTTGTTGTGATAGACACACAGTCCGAGTTACACCCTGTTCCGTTGTTAATCTGTTGTTGAGTTTGGTCTGCGCCTTGGGAAAAACTGGCCCACGCGGTTTGCGGACCGGCGAGAAACGCAACGGCCAACCCACCGCTACCTACCGTGAAGGCGAGTGAATCGCCAGCGACGTTTGCGGTACTCTCCGTTTCGACAATCGTTCCTGTTGGGCTAGACGTATTGACGCCGGTAAACGAGCAAATAAAAATGTCACAACACCCCGACGAACTTGATGAGGTCACGCGTAACGTTTTGTTTCCCGCAGTAGGATTGGCAAGGCCGAAAGCCCTCCCATGTCCTGCCCCTACGCCGTTATTGTCAGCTAAGGCGGTCATGGCTTGCGGGGTGCCGCCTTGGTCCCAAGACGCCGCGCTGACGGTTGTTCCCGCGGAGTCGTTATCGCCTTGCACGAAGACGACGAGATAATTAGCTCCCGCGCCTACCGTGTGCGCCGTGGTGTCGCAAGTGGTACAGGATGCAGGAGTCGCTTTCGTACACGCGTCCAACGCAACGGCAGCAAGCGCCGACGTAGGCCAGAGGAGGCACAGTGTAAGAAGTAACGCCTTCATTTAGTCAGACCGCGACTTCGTGGAGTATTCGAGCTTGAAGCCGAGAACGTGGAGAGTAGCGACGGCGGTTGTCGTTCCCGTGGCGTCTAATTGCCAACGGAATTGAAGGAGAGTCCCCGCGCCGGTACAGGTGCCGTTAGGAGTAATGGCCGCGGTTGTAACGGTGTCGATTTTGTTAGACCCGCCTAACGCGGAGTCCATCGCAATCTCAGTACCCCACGTATTGTTAATCGTGTCCCCATCCACCCGACACGCCATTGCTACGTCGGCGTTGATGTTTGCGGTATCGGCGGCGGTTTGCACGAACGACCCGAGAAGCGTAACGGTCCCACCGTCCCACGAGTCGGGCATAGAGATTTCGCCATAGATCGTGGAAGCGTCGTTATCGGTACAAATAATGGTGTATCGGAGAGCGCCTGAGTTGATGGTACGTTCGGTCGGTTGTCCGCACTGAGTTCCGTCTGTATTCAAACTGGCGGCGGGGAAAAATACCGACTTCAACGGGCGGTACGTCGAAGCATACGACCACATAGCCTGAACGGACGCGGCGTCAGGGTCCACCGTTTCGATACATTCAGTTGCCTCGACATTGTAGAGGCACCACGTCTGATTGGTCATAATCCGAGTCGTGGTGTTGGAAGCGGAATCCGGTTCGATAATCAATCCCGCCGTCGCGTCGTCGTAGATCAACCACTTCCGACCGGAGCTACCAATCTTCACCGCATTAGCGGCACTATTAGCGTTATCGGTTGACGCGCCACGCCCGACGACGGTATCCAGGGTGTCCGACTCTGAAGCGACAATAGCAACACTCACCGACCCGTCCCCGTTGTCAGTAACAGCGCCGTTCGTGAATTTGAGGGTACTTGCTGAAGCTGAAGGGTTCCCGTCTTCTTCAGCAACGGTTAGTGAACTACCGCTTGTCGCATTTCCAGCCGGGGTGGTGACGGATGTACCGGCGTAACCAATCGCCGCAACACCGAGCAATACTAATATGGGTGCCCACAGTTTACGTATCATCGTTAGTACATGAAATACACAGCGCCAGTTGCCCCGGTGCCGGTTGTGTTAGTGGTGACGACGTAGTAGTACGTGAAGCTAGACGTAATGACGGAACACGCCGCTTGGTCCCGGCTCGTGTCGGTAAGGGTAATCGTACAAATCAACGCCCCGTTTGCGGCGTCGTCGTCAATATCACCGTAAATGGCTTGCGTTTGCGTTACAGCGCCAGTGCCGACCACTTGACCGTAGATGGACTTAAAGGAGTTGGCGTTGAGGCGAATGGGGCCGTACGTATCGTCGGCGTCCATTCCCGTAATGCCTTGAAGCTGTTGCGCCGACACCAACGAGGTAAGCCCTACCGTCAGCGCCAGAGCGAGGAGTAAACGTTTCATGTGGTGGGTTCCTTGGTTGGTGGGACGCGTAGGGGTGAGGTATTAGCCCCACCCCCTTGCAACCCCTTACGGAGGAGGCATCCGTAAATGGGGGTTTACTTAATTGCCGTGTGCGTAGACGACGACAACAACGAGGTCGCCCGACGCGGGAGAGTCCGCGGTGTCGAAGGAACACACCACGTCCCAGCCCGATTTGCTGTTGATTTCTTTGACACCTTCGGCGGGAAGTGAGAAGGCTGCGTCAATTGCCGCCCCGCCCACGTCCAACGAAGCCGCAAAGCCGTCACCGTCGAGCAGCACTGCCTCGCCGTCTTCTTCGGTGTACGCGGACCACCCAATGTCCAGGTCCGAGGAAGCGGTCCCTTGCGGACACACCACGCGGCACAGGTCCGTGAACACCCGCACTTTCCCTGCGGGCATACGAATTAAAGAAATGTCACCCGCGGCTGCTGAAGTCGAACCCGCGGCGGTGAAGGTCAAACGGGCGAACGAGACGCGCAACTTGGACCCCCAATCGGGGGCTTGCACGTTGCCGGTTCTCCCGCTGTAAATCGTGTACTGAGCAGATTTAGACGGTTCTGAAATAGCCATTGAAGGAAACTCCTTTTAGGAATGAACGGTCAAGGAGTCCCCGCACCCACGAAATTGTGAATGCGGAGTTTTGACCTAGTGGAACGCTTACGAGAGGTTGTCGTTGTAGCGCATACGAGCGACACCCGCTTGAATGCGAGTTGCGCCCATCGTTTGACAGAGGTAAACCTGAGTGGCGTACGACTTGTCCGCCCGCTGGTCAATCTTGACCATCATGTCCTTCCCCATTGCGACACCGATTGCGTCACGGTGGAAGAAGTAGGCGTACTTGTCGTTCGAGTCACCCGAGATATGGGGGATCACTTCATCGCTGTTGATAAACAACCACTCGAACCCGAGCCACGTATTCAATTCCCCCTTGACCAACGCCTTGACGGTGTTGTAGTCGCTGGACGCGGCTAACGGGGCACTTGAAGCCGTAAGCAACTGAGAGGCGAACGCATTACCCCCGACGAAGTAACGACCATCAGCGGGAATGTCCGCACGGTCCAAGTGAACCTTGTACTCTGCAACCTGTGCCGTGGTGACAGCGGCTGCCGAGTTGTCGTCGTCCTGAAGGTCTTCGTCAGTGAAGGCGACGGTTGTAGAACCATCCTCACCGCTCTTCGCATCGGCGTCCATTGCGAGGATCACTTCATAATCGTACGCCCGCTTCATGGCGTTGGCGGCGTTAATGGCGTATTCACTCTCGGGGGTGATCAACAGTCTGATTTTGTCCTGTTGGTCCACGAGGTCGGCCCACTCGTAGTCAACCATCGTCACCATGCGGCGTGTGTGCTGACTGTTGACGAGGGGGGTATCACTGTGACGAGTCGTCCGTCGCACCGCGGCAGTTGCACCAAGACGCTCAAAGAAGTGCGCCTTTCCCGTGACGGACTCTTCACGAACTTTACCTTTCAAAACACTCTGGCTCTGTTGCCAAAGGTGGATAACGTTACCCTTAAACTGTAGAACTCTCGAAACTTCAATCGTATCGGACATGGAAAACCTCTAGGTAGGTAGGCACAAAAACGGTAGGGTTCGGTGAGTTGCCCGTCTTACGGACTCACCTTCGCCGTAACGAGGCGCTGAATCGGTCGGACTTACCGACGTGCGGACGGACCCCGAAGGGCTACCCGTCAGTATCGGGGAATACGTTTCTTCTTACGTGTCGCCATTAAATTTCACCCGCTGCAATCTGATAATACCGTTGCATTTCCTCGACGGCTTCCTCGTGTCCCGCCTTCGTCTTGTTAAAGTACGGGTGGGTCTTGTCGTTCATAATGGCGTTGATCTTTTTCTCAGCCTCAACCTTGCCTATCGCCAACTCACCTGAGGCTGGTTCCATCCCGCCGTGTTCCGCGAGTTCACGGCCAATCTTCGCCGCAAACTTCACCATTGCGGGGTGATTACCGAGGCCAGTTGTTTCGAGGTAGTTAACGAACTCATCCCCGCCGAACTCACGTATAGACTTTGTGGCGTAGGCAATGTTTCGTTCGTAGGCGAGTTCCGACCCGTACTCTTCAACCAACTTCGCCTTGTTCTCGTGGGCGACTTTCGAGTGGTCGGGGTAGAACGATTTCAACTCATTAGCGAATAGACCAAGGACGGCGTTCGCTTGTTCAGTTGTAAGCCCTGCCTCGTGCATTTTCGCCTTCGTGTCTTTCAAGCGGTTCTCGTCCCACTTAAACGACTCGTGAATGTCGGGGAGCTTGAGGTCGTACTTGTCGGACGACTCAGGGACACCCAGCTTCGTACGAATGTCCTTCAGCTTGGCGGCTTTGACTTCGGGGGTGTCCTTCTCACTTGGGAGGCGAATTGATCCACCGATTACGCTTTGTGCTTCAACGTGAGACTTCAGAACCTCTGACAACGGTTTTCCCTTAAACGAGTCGAACACCTTCTCGCTCCCCTTGGGAATGTCCTTACTCCAATCGTAGGGAGTGGGGGCGGGTGTCGGCGTCGGTTCAGGGTTCGGGGTTGTGGTGGGATTAACTACCGGGTCCATCTAACTCTACGTCCTCCATTATGGGGTTGTTGGTGTACGAGTTGAACATTCTGACGACGTTACGCTCCCCCTCGTTACGGGCCATTATCAAGGGGTCGCTATTGAAGGAAGATCGGTCGTTGTACAGGCGGTTAAGGTCTTCGAGGAGTAACTTCCCGAGGGGCGAGGTAAACAGAGTTTTGATACGTTCGTGAAGGGTTTCAGGCGACTTCGGCGGCTTGCGGGGTGCCATAGGGGGAGGTGGGTGCTCCTTGTGAGGCAACGAGTTGTTCGTTTGCACCGGCTAACTTGGACACGGTATCGGCGGCGACGTTTTGCTGTTCGGCTTGCATCGCGGCTTGTTGGGCTTCAGCTTCGGCAGTCATTAGCGCGTCGGCGTCTTCGTCGGAGAGTTCAAGGTCAACAGGTGCGCCGGTCGCTTTCATTAAAAAGGAGAACGTTTTATTCGTATTCAACTTCTTCATAATCTTCGAGGTCGGGTCAATCTGTACGACCGCACCGCACCCCATCATTAACTTATTGAAGGATTGAAGCTCACCGCCGCGTTGCGCCCGTGCAAGTGGACCTTCGTACTGTACGTCAATCCCGACAAGGCCGTGTTGCTTGGCGTACTCGTTCACGATAGGGGGAGCGGGGGGCATTAACCCTGCACGTTCGAGCATTTTAAAACCGCGGGCAATGAGGGGGTTTAAATACTCGAACTCAAGCCTACCCATCGTCGGACCAAGTATCTGTTGCGCGAGTTCGATACGGCGTTCAACTTCCGTGGCGGTAATAATCGTTTTATCGGGTAACTGTAACTGATCCGCGAAGAACATCCGTCGAATGGACGTACGCCGGTCTTGCGTGAGGGCTGCGTTTACGTCCCACTTGCCGCCTTGTTCCATCGGCATGAGGGCGTCCATGTCACGGACGATATTGATACTGGATGGTTGGGTGCGGACACGCCCGATTACGCCGTCCTCTCTAGCCTTCAATGGGGGTTCGATGATTTTCCCCCACCCTCTAAGCGTCAGTTCGTCAGCCTTGTTGAGGGTCTTAATGTCGGGGAGAGCAATGTGCCCGGGTCCACGTCCGACTGTCTCACCGGATGTTTTACTCCATCGTGTGCAGAAGAACGGGTTCTCGTCGAAGCCGTCTTCGTTGAGGAGCTTCTTCTCCTCTAGTTCAACGTAATACGAACCCCAGGGTTTGTTACGTTTGAGTTTCCCCGGGGCCGTGTGGCGAGGAAGGACCGCGTGGAGAATGTCGATATGCTCGTCAGGGTTCTTTTGGAACTTCTTACGCGCCTTTTCGCTTAACGCGTCCTCGCCCCACTTCTTCACCGCCGCGCCTACGGACATGTCGAGTTTACGGATAACGGTATCGACTAGGCCCTCCGCGTCTTCTGCCATGACGTAGGAGCCAATCGCTTCGGCACGAAAAAGGAAGCCCCCGAAGCGTGCGCCGTTTTTTGCCTCACGTTCTTCGAGGGACAGATTGCCAAGGCCGAATGTACTCAAGTCCAGGTAGAACTCTTGCGACTCAGTGACAAAGTTCGATTGACGAAGATGAAGGTAGTAAATGTTCGCGCACTTCTCTAGCCACTCTTGTACTTCCTTCTCCTCGTTCAACTCCTCAGCGTTCATCTTGAGGGAGAACCACCGTATCGCCATGTTGGTAAGTGACCCAGCGATAAAGGCGGCGAGTTTCGTAGCGGCGTCAGGGGCGGTGGAGTCGAATAGGCGGTCTGTCTGTTTGGACCCTTCCGTACGTTTGGTAGTAATGTTCTTACGTGTGGTGAGGATGTAGTCAGCGAGTTCTTGCCACACCGCCCGCGCCGTCCCGTAATGGTCGTGGAGGGTGTTGTACCGCTTAACGATCTTCTCGCCCTTGGACATGGCCATTAGTCAGACTTCCCGAAGTTGTGACGCCAGATATGGGTGAGAAGGTAGGACAGGGGGACAGTGATTGCGGGTTCTTTCGGGGGAACGGGAAAGCCCGCTAACCGACGAAGCCAATGAGCACGAAACGTAATCTTTGGATCAAACCACATTTAACGACCTAACGTTTTGAAGTTGCCGCCGAGGAGGGTAGGACGCCCAATGTTCTCGTCGTCAGGGACGCCTTGAGACCCCGTGAGAAGCGTACTGTTCTTTCTCCGACGTGGGGAGATTGCGGGGGAGGCGTCCGGTGACGCGAGGGGTTGGACGGCGGGAGTGGCGGGGAGTTTCGGGGGTTCGGGTTGAAGGGCGGCTTGATAGGATTGTGCGGCGTCGAGGGAGACACCCCCCGCCGCGCCTGTTTGAGTCGCCGCTGAGAGGATGGCCCCCGCCGCGGCCCCACCCTTCCCTTGTTTCGCTTTCTCGTTAGCGATGTAGCCAGCCCGGGCGTACTCACTGTAGCCGCCTGTTGCAAAGGCGGCGAGTCCACGAGTGAGGGGGTTATTCAATACCTTCTCTTTGAAGTCGCCTTTGTAGCGTGAACCTTTGGGGTGTTGGGCGAGGTGATTCAAGCCCCACTCAGTTGCTTCGAGACGGTTATTCTTTTGTGAATACTGTTCGGGAGCTTCGTACGTTTCAGCTTGCCAGTTACGAAGGATAGCGGCGTCGTCCGCGGTGGGGCGTCCTGCAACGATCCGGTGAAGTGCCGTCGCTTCCTGTTCAGAGATACGAAAGTACGCGGCGAGGTCTGCCGTGTCGTACCCGAAGGTGAGCATCTTCGAGTCTTCGTCAAACTGTTTGGTGGCTTTTTGCGCGGTAAGGAGGGTATCGCGGCGGGCCATTAGACACCGTACACGGAGAAGTCAGAATCGGCTGAGGACTGATAAACCCCAAGAGGGTTATATGCTGAGTCCGCGTGAGTTTGTGCGAGTGGGGGACGACCGGACTTTTCGACGACGGCACCAGTTCGTACGGCGTCGGCAAAGTTGGACGCCCAATCGTGGACAGGCGTTTCGGCGTAACACTTCTTCTCGTCGTCGTATTCCTTGTGATACTCCTCTAACGCTTGAATGCCCTTCAAACACTTCTTGTCGTTGAACTCCATACGAGGGAGTAACAACCGCACCGCTTCAATGCCTTCTGTAATGTGGAGCTTCGGGGCGACGGTAATGTGTGAGAGTCCCAGTGAACGGGCTACGTCGATCCGCTTCACGTTGGAGGAATACTCAGTCACGTTAATATCGTGAGGGAGGACGTGTTTGTCGTATGTGTAATCCTTCTCACGGACGACTTTGATATAGTGCGCGAGACCTTGCTGACGGTTGTAGTAGAGGTCGATAGCGCGGGGGCGTCTACCGATATGTTGGACGAACCATATGACGTTAGCGTCGTTCCGTCCTAAGTCCCACCACGTCTCTACGGGAAAACGAGGTTCCCACGGGAAGTCACCGATCCGGTGTTCCGCGTGGGCGAGCTTCATTAAGTGCCCGTAGTACGCCCCTTCGATTGAGCCGGTGAAGGAACAGTAGTACTCTTGGTTAATGATGCCTTCATCAGTTCCTCGACGCCTGAGACTGTCGATGTAGGCTTGGTCAATGATTGGCTCGCCAGCTTCATTCTGAGTCTGTTCAACCGTGAGGAGTTGTCTGAACCATCCTTCGATTCCGGCTCCTTCGTACAAGTCGTATCCATGATTGTGTCCTCGTGGGGTGTAGACGAATAACGCCCACCCCTTGTTGGCGGCGAGAATGGGTTCAATGAGCTTCCAGGCGATAGGCTTTTGAATGGCGTACTCTGAGAAGACGCACCCGACTGGATTGGTGCCGACGACGCTATCAATACGGTCGGTTCCGATAATCTGAATGATTGAGCCGTTAACAAGCTCAACCTGCATATCCGTTTCGTTGATCTTCGGCTTGTTGGACTTGTCGAGGGCTATGAGTTCTTTCGGGATGTACGAGAGGAACTTCCGTCCTTTGTCGTCCATGCCGTCCCAAATGATCTTTTTACCTTGCCCGTACGTGGGGAACAGATAGAAGTAGGTGCCTACGCGGTCATAGATTGCTGCGGTGAGGAGGATGTTGAGGGCGGTAATGTCCTTCCCGGCGCGACGGTGCCACACGAGGACGGCGCGTTTCTTCGCCATGCCGCCGTTGAGCATGTACTGAATGATGGGTTCTTGATACGCCCGGGGGGTGAAGTGGAATTCAATGGCCATAGAAGGGGGGTTTTCAGCGGAAGGTGGGAAACGATCCCACTGGCCTACAGGGCCTCACGAGGCTAAAAGAGGTCTCGGTTCGTACTTGAGGCTGATCGGCTGCCACCAGTTCGCCTGTCCGCTGAAAGGGGGTAAGGTCGTGAGAAAAGAAAGGACGCCCCGACGCTCAACACGTCAGGGCGCAAGTGGGGCGAGGTTGAGAAGGCATGGAGGGGGTTGGGCGTTATTAAACTAGGGGAGGGTGTGGGGAATTTACAACACTTTTCTAACTTGTGGAAAAAATGGTGCCGCGGGAAAATTGATCCCCACGCGGCGAACTCACGCCAACAAATTATGGGGTACGGGGGTCAGGACTTCAACAATTCCGCGGACTTACAACGCGATAGACCCTCAGCTTGAGAGGCTGGGGTACTGTATAACCCGTGGGATTACAACAACTTAGCGGGAGAGCTACTATTCACCTTATGGGGCACTTTGTCTCACTCTAGCTCCTATTGCTGTTACCTTTGGGTAACGTTCGTGAGTCTTGTTATTCTAACTCGTTCAAAACGATAATAACGATCTGACTATTAACGTAGCCTATACTATATGCCGTCGCGTAACCCCGCGAAATCCCATCACTATTTACTAGCCTTATCTAACCTATTGAAATCCCTACAACCCCACTTGTCCCACTGGGCCGTCCCACGGGGTGTGGTGGGACGACGATTATTCACAATTATCACATATTGCTGGTCTATAAGTGTGCGTAATCCCAGGCCTTCTAGCAGCCTGGTCTGTAACTACTGGAAATCCCATCTGTTTTGCTAAAATGAAACACATGGGATTTCGCGCACTTACGAGGTTGAGCCTATAAACGTGAGTGTAATAATATCAATGCCTTAGAGAATGTGGTGAAATGTGCCGAAAACAGATGGGATTTCGCTAACTTACGCGAAACGCCCGTCAAAAGCCCAATGTTTCAGGGGTTCGTTTCACGCTCGTCTAAAACAGATGGGATTTCGCGGACTTGTGAGGCTTCTACAGTGACAGGCGTTTGGACTGGCTTATTCGCCCTTATTGTGAGGTTCGCCCAAGGGGGTAGGGGAATCTCCACCTTGACTGGTGCTTGACGTTGTTCAGTCTGCTTACCCGAAGCTCCAAGTAAGTCGATCAACTGTTCACGCGCCTTCGCACGGGCGCTGTGATCGGGTTGTTTATGTACGTCTACGAGCTTCCCGAAGGCCCACCCTGGCGTCTCCTTCTCAGCGTCTAAGCCGTCAACCGCAGACTCAATGACGGCCTTCATTATCTCCACTTGCTGAGTGTGATCAAAGCCCGCCGCGTCGAGTAAATCATTCCTCAACTGAACCGCGTTCAGTGGTGCGAGTCTATCGGTGTGGCCTTTAGTGAGAGCTTTCTGTTCACTCATTTACGAGACTCCTCCGCGTACGCCTTCACGCCTTCAGACCCGTAATAATATGTCCAAGTCTCATCACGCTGAACTAACATGTCACCATTCGGTTGTGGGTATTCGTGATAGGACGCGTGCGGTGCCCAATAATACACGACACAACTTAGCAACAGAGCCACTATTAACCACTTCATTCTAGTGATCGCTTTTGTCGAGTCCGGTGTAGTCATTGAGGATTGTCCTTAGTTCCTTTAATGCGTAAGGTAGGTCGTACGGAATACGCCGAATGTCTTTGTGTAAGGCCGTTGCGTCGAGTGGCCCAAACACGAGAATGAGTGAATCGTCAGGGATGGTCGGGATTGAGGGGGGTGAGGGTGTCGGGTTTGGGGGGAATGACGAAGGGTCGGAGGACATTCGCTAACCCTGGTCCTTTCAGTAAGCGTGATCTAATTAACATAATCTCTTCAGCACTGAGAAGGCGCTTCTTCACCCCAGGCCGACCGAAGCGACGATACACCGCGGGATGTTCAGCCTTGTGATGCTTGAGATAATAGTGAAGCGCGTCGTACGTACAGGGAATGAGTTGAGCCGCTAGCCGTAAGTCGTAGAGAGGAACAACGGGTAAGACGCGGGTAATATCCACGCTTCCCGTCACCTCGACATATTGAAGTGACATGGGGGTTAGTAAACACTGACAGGAACTACTTCCTTGGCTTATCGTGCGTTTGCCCGTTTAAGGGGAAACGTAGGGCGTAGATTGCCGTCTACGCCACCCGCACTTTCTACGGCCTCGAAGTAGAACCGCATGGCCGCGTTCACAATCATGGACAATGGGAGCAATGGATAGTTCCGCATGAACTGATCGAGTTCCGCGAGAATATCATCGTCCATGTAAATACTTTTCTGATTGATCCGTCGTTTCTTGCCCACCTTTCGCACCTCCTTATTAGGGTGTACACCTTAATTCATTGTCTGACGTTACACCACATAACAGCTGATAAGCAATAACCTAACTAGGTTAAGTACTTTCGCATACTAGGGGACGCCCTAGTTGTGCGTCACGTAACGTACTTGACATTCCCTGACATTCCGTGTACAACATGTGCCTACATGCTATCCCATAGGAGCATATCACGGCGTAGAAGCGGCTAGGGACGCCGACTCCCACCCGATAAACACTCGGGGCCTAGAGTAGACAGGACGAGGCAGCTACCCGTAAGGGGAGCCTCGCACCTGGAAAACGCACGAGGCTTTATAACGTGATCGGACGATAATACGAAATCATATTTTGTTAGTGTTACTGTGAGTGGATCATTTCTCGCACTAGGCAAACCCCTAAATACAGACTGTGATACTACTCACAGAAAAGTAGACAGCGCGGAATGAAGTAGAGTAAGGTGGAGTCTACTAGCCTTCTAAGCTGAGGGTCGGAAGTTCAAGTCTTCCCGGGCGCACCAGT